GATCCTACGCGGCGCAAATATCGAAGAAGTAGTCCTCGCGGACCTCATCTCGGCCTATAACACAAAACTTGACTTCGGCATCCTTAACGGATCAGGATCAAGCGGCGAGCCGACAGGACTTACAACGGCACTAACTCAAGTAGTTACTTTCACCGACGCATCTCCGACAGTCGGCGAGCTCTATCCAAAGATCGTAGACGGAATTCAAAGAGTTCAGTCGAACGTCTTTAGCGGCCCGAACTTCATCATTATGCACCCGCGCCGCTTAGGGTTCCTCTTGGCTGGCGTAGACAGTCAGAACCGACCGCTAGTAGTTCCTAACGCGAACGGTCCGATGAATGCGATCGGCACGTTTAGCGGCCTCGGCTACGGTCAGAGCGGCCAATACTCGATGCTCGGTCTCCCGATCATCACGGACGCGAACGTAACAACTACAAACGGCACAGGCACTAATGAAGACTTGATCTACGTCGTCTCGTCCGATGAGATGCACCTCTGGGAAGCTCCACAGATGCCGACATACGTTCGATTCGAACAGCCAGACGGAAAAGTCGCGATCCGAATCGTTCTATTCGGCTTCTCGGCTTTCACCGCTCAAAGGCGACCGCTTGCCGGCGCTATCGTAGGCGGAACGGGCCTCGTACCTCCGACATTCTGATTCTTTCTTCCGGCGACTAGCGGACTCCTTGTCTAGTCGCCGGAAGAACCTCAGACTTCTACTATGGGCTTCAACCTTGACAAATATCGCGAAGCACTAATCGCCGAACGCGCCGGATATGTCGTAAAAGGCAAAACGGCCAGAGTCGCGAACGTAGATAAAGAGCTCGCTCGGCTCGACGGACTCCTTTCGACGGGACATAAAACACCGCGAGCCGAGCAAGCACCCATCGAACGAGAAGATCGCGAACTAGTATCTAAAACGAAAAGGAACGTCGCTAAAAAAAAGAAAGAGGTCTAGACGATGGCTATAACTAATGGCTATACGACCGTCGCGACCTTTCAGTCATATACGGGAATGGCCACGATCACGGCAGACGAAACCGTCAATATAGAAAAAGCGATCGAGTCCGCTTCAAGATCTATCGACCGGATGACTAATCGCCGATTCTGGGCAGACGCGAACGCGACCGCAAGACAATATCGAGCGACCGACTTCTATCGTCTATTCGTGGACGACATATCTTCGACTAGTGGCCTCATCGTAAAAACTGACACCGGCGGAGACGGCACATTCGAAACGACTCTCACATTAAACACCGACTACATTCTCGACCCCGTAAACGCTCCACAATTAGAACGACCGTTCACGATCGTTACTATGGTCGGAACGACGTTATTCCCGTCTCCCGTTAATCTCCGTCCCGGAATCGAAGTCACGGCTAAGTTCGGATGGTATAACGGCACACCTCCAGACGACATTGAAGAAGCTTGCCTCATTCTTTCGACTGATCTCGTGAAACGTGCTTCGAGTGTCGGCGGCGTTCTCGGCTTATCGGAACTCGGCGCTATCAGAATGTCGCCTCTAGGTCGCGACGTTCAAGCGATGGTCCGACCCTATCGCCGCGAAGTCTTGGCGTGATCCCGTCCGACGTTCGAGACGGCGTAAAAACGGCCGTCAATATCACCGGGCTACGAGTTTACGACACGATCCCGGACGGCCTAGTCCCGCCGGCGCTCGTAATCGGTCAGATCTCTATAACTTGGGAATATACGCTCGCAAATAGCCTAGATAGAGGCTCGATCGACCTAATCCTCATTACCGGCAGAATGTCCGAACGATCGGCTCAAGACTACCTAGATAGCTTCTTGACGGCGACCGGCTCGACTTCGATTAAAGCGAAACTAGACGCCGCGCCGACCTTACCTAAAAACGGCGTCGCGACCGTCTCAAATTCGAGAGTCGTTACAGCGACTCCGATCTCGGTTAGTGTTAGCGGCGTGGAAATGCTCGCCTACCGATACTCGATAGATCTCTGGGGCTAATGGCTAACTACGTCGTCATCTCATCGCGTCTTAAAGCGTTCACACCGGGCCAGATAGTAACGGACGACGATCTGATCGCCGTCGGCGTAGAACCTCTAAAAAGCTTGGCGATCGGCGCGATCGCTCAAGAAGTAAAAAACACTAAACCATCTCGCAAGTATGCTAAAACTATTACAGAAGAAACGGAGTAAGATAGAACTATGGCAACAGTAACTCAACTCGGAAAAGCTACCGTCTTCACGGTAGGCGGAACCGACTTCAACGATCAACTTCGAACTATCACAATGACGAAGACTCTCCCGGCTCTCGATGCAACTACGCTCGCCTCTACCTATGTCGAGAACGTGGCCGGCTTGGAGAACTCGGAAACTACTTTCACTCTCTTAGGCTCGTTCTTAACAGCCGAAGCGATCCAATTCGCATTCGGCGACGTCGGAACTACTTCTATTATCGTTTACGAACCTCTCGCGGCCGCTCCCGGAGCGAGCTCGCCGAGATATACCCACACCGGCGGCTATCTGGCTTCGGCTCCGATCGTTGTAAACGTCGGGGAGCTCGTCGAAATAACTTGCACCTACTCCGGCGGCGAAATTACTCAAGCCGTAGCTTAATTTAAAACGTGCTAAAGATACGCCTCACCGTCGAGCGGCGCGATGGAAACACAGTAGAACTACCCGTCTACCCGCCGGCAATTATCGCATTCGAACGATGGGCGAAGTGTGGCATCTCTGCCGCGTTTAGCGGATCAGATACTCGAATGGAACATCTCTACTATCTGGCTTGGCTCGCCGATAAAGATAACGGGAACGTCGTCAAACCTTTCGATGAGTGGTCTAAAAACGTCGCGGACGTGGAAATAGGCAACGACCCAAAAGTTTAATGCGAGGCTCGTTTAGCGAATACATCGCCGAGCTCGCTATCGAAACGGGAATCGCTCCGAACGAACTAATAGAAACCTCGTCAGAGGTCCTAGATCTAATCTACGATGGGCTCGTAAGAAGAAAAAAACAAAAAGACGCGCAAGCAAAATCGAGAGCGAGATAAAAATATGGCGACGGGAACATTCGGCTTTAGAGCAGGGCCGGCGGCGGCTATCAAAGTCGAAGGACTTTCAAAGGTTCAAAGAGATCTCCGCAAGCTCTCGACCGATGGACTAGATCTAGGCAAAATGGAATTTTTAGAAACAAATAAACGAGTCGCGGAAATCATTATCGGCGAATCTAAAAAATATGTCCCCGTCTTAAGCGGCGCTCTTGCCGCAAATATCCGAAACGTCTCAACTAAAAAAGCGGCAAAAGTCAGAGCCGGAAGCGTCGCCGTCCCATACGCCGGACCTATTCACTTCGGATGGCCGTCGCGAGCGATACGACCTAATCCGTTCTTCTACGACGCGATCGACTCCCGCCGAAACGAAGTCGCCCAACGATACGCCTCGCTCGTGGACTCTTTAATCACTAAATACGATCTAGGATAGTTATATGGCTAAACCGATTACAGTCTCCATAGTCGGCAACGCCGGACCTCTTAAGAAAGCCGTAGGAGAAGCCGACACCGCTTTAGGGAAATTAGGCGGAAAGATAGGCAACCTCGGCAAAATTGCCGCCGTAGGATTCGCCGCCGCCGGAGCGGCCGCCGCCGTAGTCGGAAAACAACTCATCGCCGCCGGAGAAGCCGCTTCAACATCAAACGCACGAATAAAACAAATCGCGGAGTCGATGAGCTTATTCGGCGACAACGCGAGCGCCGTCACTGATCGACTTGTAAAACTTGCGGAAGCTACCGCTCGAAATACCGGCGTAGATCAAAACGCGATAAAACTTACTCAAGCAAAACTCTTAACTTTCGGCGAACTCGCTAAAAGCGCCGGCGAACTCGGCGGACAATTCGACCGAGCAACGATCGCCGCCGTAGATCTCGCGGCGGCAGGATTCGGAGAAGCTTCTACTAACGCCGTCCAACTCGGAAAAGCGTTACAAGATCCGATTAAAGGAATTACAGCTCTCGGAAAGTCTGGCGTAACCTTTACCGAAACAGAAAGAGCAAGAATTCAAACGCTCGTCGATTCTAATAAAGTGGGCGAAGCTCAAACTCTTATCCTTGAAGCTATTGAGAAGCAAGTCGGAGGAACGGCCGAAGCTACCGCGAACGCCTCCGATCGAATGAGAGTCGCATTCTCGCAAGTTACGGAACGCCTCGGAGGAGTGCTCCTACCTATCTTCGAACGCTTTACAAAGTTTCTTATAGACGACGTCTTCCCCGTTCTTCAAGAAATGGGCGATCGCTTTCTTCCGGTTATCTCCGAAGCTTTCGGTAAAGTCGGAGACTTCATCGCCAACAAAGTCGTCCCTATCGTTAGAGACGTTTTAATTCCGATCTTCCTACGTCTTACAGAATTCATAACTAAAAACGTCGTCCCGGTAGTGATGGATCTATGGAAAAGAGTTTTTAGCGGCTTAGCGGGAATCTTCGACGTCTTAGTCCAAAAAATTAAAGACAACCGAGAGAACATAAGTAAACTAGTTTCGTTCTTTAGATCTCTTGCTAACTTCATAGTAAAAACGGTCGCTCCAATACTTGTAAAAGTTCTCGGCGGAGCGTTCACGATCGTTACGGCGGCTCTCGGACCCGTTCTAGACGTCGTCTTTAAGTTAATGGGAGCATTCGCCGATCTAGGAAGTTTCTTAATAAAAGTCGCTAAATCAGTTTTAGGCACAGTCGAAACTATGGTCAATGGCTTTATCGACATAATAAATAAAGCGATCGACGGAGCTAACAAAATAAATCCGTTCGACGATATCAAATCTATTCCTAAATTAAATTTAACCGGCGGAGCAAGCTTTACAGCTCCGGCCGCACCGACTCCGGGGACTGGCGGATCGTTTAATGCTCCATCTCTCGCCGATCGGATATCTAGTCCATCTTTACAGATGCCGATCGTAAC